CCACAAGAGGATCCACCACTCGATCAACTGGAAGGCAACAACCCCAATGATCATCAGTGATACATACAAAAAATAATCAAATGAAAAACATACCAATCGCAACAACAGCAGAAAAAGCGGCACTATCACTAATCGCAATCGACCCAGACGTTCTACCGCACCTTGCGTGGAATGCTGATCTGTTTGCCATATCGCAACACAAGTTGATATTCACGGCACTGGAGAGAGTGTACCAGCGGACAGGATCCACAAACGCACTAGGTGCATTGTCTGACCTAGAGACAACAGGCAAGCTGAATGCTTGTGGAGGGAAGGATGGAGTGATGGAAATCCTCCAGACAATCTTCCTGTCCCCCGGTGCTATGTGCCTTGAAACCGCAGCGGACTATCGCGCACAACTTATCCGAGCAAAAGGGTATCGTGATGCCATCAAAACGTGGGAGGATAACCATGATGACGTTTGCGCTATGAAGGCAGACCTCTCTAGCCTCGCTGAGTCCTTTGCCAATGCAATCGTGCCAGAACACCAGTGCAAGGACGTAAAGGCCCATTTAAACGATTTCCTTGACGATCTGGAGGACAAGACCCCACTAGAGAATTTCCCAACTGGAATTCCCAAGTTGGATAAACTGCTTGGTGGAGGCGTTCGACGTGGTGAGATGCTAGTGGTAGGAGCGCAGACTTCTGGAGGTAAATCCATCCTGCTTTATCAAGCCGCACTCCAAGCTTTGCTCAACAACAAATCAGTAACTATATTTTCTTTAGAGATGCCAGCGAAGGCTATTCTACAACGTATAGCTTCCAATCTTCTAGGTAAGACAATCCTGCCACTACGCGAAATGGAAGGGGTAACGGAGTGGAGGGGGGTTGCATCTGCAAAGGATATCTCAAGCGCAATAACCCAGCTCATGCAGATGAAACTAACGATCCGCGATGATCTCTCCGAGGTTGGTGAGATAGCAGCAGAGGCATCACGTCTTGCTTCACTTGGCAAGGCTGATCTGATCGTGGTGGACTACCTTCAAATCGTGACAATGCCATCAGCCGATAATCGCGAACAGGCAGTGAGTGAACTATCACGCAGGTTGAAGCTAACGGGACTCAAGACAAACTCCGCGATCATCACCGCATCACAATTGAACGACGAAGGTGCAGTACGGGAATCCAGAGCAATTGCGCATCACACCGATTTCTTGGTGTTGATCTCGCATCCAGATGAGAAGAAGAAGGAGACTTCATTCAAGAAGAAAGTCGAAACCCAACCAACTTCGCGCATCCACATTGGCAAGAATCGACGTGGTCAAAGGGACGTGTTCGTGCCTGTAAAAATGCGCGGAGAAATTTCTAGATTTGAACAAATCGATGAGCATTGATCACCACTTCGACGAGGCTTGCATTCTGCTCGACACTGCAACAGCAATCTGGCAGATCCGCATGAAATCTAGGTTTGCGGACGCTCAGGAAAAGTACGAAAAGGCAAAAGAAATCTACAATAAATATTTTGCACACATCGAAAAAAATTCTGTTGACGATTTTCAATTTTAACCCTAGATGTAGTGCCGTCAGTCCAATAAATACACAACATCAAATGAAAACAAAACTCAGCCAACTCGAAATCCTAAACAAAATTTATGATCAGGATTTAAAGGCAAGTGATTCTCAAAAAAGCAAGTGGTTTGAGACTCAACTAGGCAAAATCGAAGTATGGAATTACATTGAATGCCAGCGTCAAAATGCAGAAAGCGAAGGTAACGATTTCGAGGGTCACATTCGTTGCGCTCTTTCCGACGATTGTAATTCCCCACTTGGAAAATTCTTCACTCGTAAGGGATTCATCATTTAAAATCCTTAAATTTAAAATGAAAGCACTACCAGACTTCGACCCGCAGGATGATGACGAATCTCCACGGGTCAACCGCAATCACCAAGACCCTGAAGAGCGCATGGCTAACAGGGCTGAGAGAATTCAATCTGACGCAGATTACTTCAATGATGAGTGGTCACGCAGGAATCCCAATCAGGTTTATGGAGGCAACACATTCAACTACTATTGATATGAAACCTCTAAACACAATCACAGTCGAGGCAGACAAGTCTCGCAATGCCAGCGGCACACGGGACTGGGGTAAGTTCCGCATCACGTCACGATGCTATTTATCCAAAGAAATCATCGAGTCCCTTTGTGGGTCACACGATATGTTCGGACAATCGTTTACGTTCAACGAAACGAAGGACGAAAATGGGTATGTCTACGAAGGAAGTTACGATTGCTGGAGCGACTAGTATGACAAGCATTCAACTATTCATGGGTAGTGTAACTCTTGTCATGATGATCTACATCTTTGGTGGATTCCTATGCAAAGCGGCAAACTTCATTGCAAAGAAATTCTACGGAATTGACTTGGACGAAGAACACACAAAATAACACTTTCTGCAAACTAATGCAGACTTGGTGGCATCACACCACAAAAACGATGCAATAATATAAACTAACTATAATAATATGGCAGACCAATACGACAACACGAATCGCGGATCACTATTCAAAAATGACCGCAAAGAACTAGACACCCACCCAGACTACAACGGATCCATCAACATCGAGGGTCGAGACTTCTGGCTCAATGGTTGGCTCAAGGAATCCAAGAAGGACGGCAAGAAGTTCTTCAGCCTGTCAGTCAAGCCAAAGGATCAGGATGCTGGCAAAACGCCTGTAAAGGCCAAATCTGCTCCAGCAAAGGCCAAGGATGAAGATTCAGAAATTCCGTTCTAACTAACACTTTCCTCGCTAGGTTGGGAACTCCCGATCAGCAGGGGCAAAGGGGGTTGGCTGTGACCCCAAAAACCACAGCCACAATTTTAAGGGATTGTAGCGGCAACCATGTGTGCTGGTTATCATTTGACCCTGTGAGGTAACTACATAAAACCTCGCACCCCATTTTATAAATATATGACCGAAATTATAACAGACTTGGACGCAAAGCAACTGGCAGACAGACTAACTGCACTGGAGTTGCACTCCACTAGCGAGTTGGCTAGGCTGGAGCGTGAGCGAGATGAGGCTAGAATTGATGCACAAAAATCCAAAGCATACAAAAGGGTATTGAAGGAGACAAATCTTAGGCAAACCGAACGCATTCGCTATTTAGAGGGAGCAACCAATCACGCTTGCGGAACTCCGCTTTCTGTAGCTTTGCGCGAGCGTGACGAGGCGCAAGCAGAGTGTTTAGAACAGGCAAGGTTGTTAGGCATGGGGTCAGAAAGAGAAGCAAGGCTCATTTCCGAACGTGACGATGCTAGGGAGGAAGCAGCGCATTGGAAGTCTGAGTGGGAAATAGTGGAAGCTAGGTTGTGCGGATGGAAGCACCCCCGCGACAATGGGATAATTTTTGAGCATGAAGTCATTCCCGTATTGAGGAAAGAGCGTGATGAGGCTAAGAATGAAATATTAGGTTGGGAGAACAAATGGAAGTGTGCTGTAGACATGGCAGCAAGAGCAGAACTTGAACGTGATGAGGCACTAAAGTGCGCTAAAGAATACTATGTGGAATTCATAAGGAATGCTTCCAGTGATAATAAAGTCAGTAAACCAAACCCTTTAAATCCATTCTATAAATACTAAAATGAACGACCCACTATACACGTCTGAGGTAGAACGACTCAAGGAGTGCGAAAAGGACTACAGATCCATTGCTGCACAATTGTCCGTATACTGCTCCGCTGCGATATTTGCACTAAGGGCATCCAACAAGGATCTGGAGGACGCACAGGTCAAAGCTGAGATCATTCCTGACCCGTTCGCTGAACAGGCTATTGATGATATGTTCAAAAACTACCTAGAGGCATTGCGCGACTATCCTGAGCTAATGGCAATCGCTCTCAAATTCATACAACAATCACGATGATCATTGAGCTAACAGCAGAAGACTTCATGGTGGCAGCAACCAAGGGTGCGGTACGGCAGTTGGTTGCCATCAAGAACAAGCGCATGGAAGTCATCTTTCCAGACACCATCATTAAAGATGCTTACACTGCTAATAGTCTAGATAAGGTATAAATCCCACACAATCACTCACAACTATACCCGCAATGAACGA